GCCGAAGGCCAGCCAGCGGTTGCTGGATGACAGCGCCTTTGACGTGGAAGGTTGGCTTGCCGGCAAGATCGCTACGCGCTTTATCCGTGCCGAGGCGGCGGCCTTTATCAACGGTGATGGTGTGGACAAGCCGCGCGGCATTTTGTTGCCGCCGAAGGTGGCCAACGCGTCCTGGACCTGGGGCAGTCTGGGCTACATCCCGACGGGCGCTGCGGCGGATTTTGCCACTACCAATGCAAGCGATTGCATCGTCAATCTGGTCTATGCGCTGGGGGCGGATTACCGCGCTAACGGCACTTTTATCATGAATTCGAAAACTGCAGGCGCGGTGCGCAAGATGAAGGATGCCGATGGCCGCTTTATGTGGGGCGATAGCCTGCAGGCCGGGGAGCCCGCGCGTCTGATGGGCTATCCTGTTCTGATCTGCGAGGATATGCCGGATGTGGCCGCAAACAGCCACCCCATCGCCTTTGGCGACTTCACGGCCGGTTACACCATTGCCGAGCGCCCCGATCTGCGCATCCTGCGCGATCCCTTCTCGGCCAAGCCGAATGTGCTGTTCTACGCCAACAAGCGCGTGGGCGGCGATGTCACCGACTTTGCAGCGATCAAGCTGCTGTGTGTCGCTGTCTCCTAATCGAGTCGGTGGGTCTGGTCCCTGTAAGGGGGCCGGACCTTTGGGCGCGCATGGGTTCTCAAGGGGCCTCTGGGGTTGATGGCAAAGGATCTGAAGATGATGCTGACGGAAATGACAACAGTCCCTGTTGCGGCGCTGCCTGTTCAAGGGTTGAAGGACCATTTGCGGCTGGGCAGCGGGTTTACCGAGGATGGGCTGCAAGATGGGTTGATCGAAGCCTATCTGCGTGCCGCGATTGCGGTGGTGGAGGGGCGGATCGGCAAGATGCTGATCGCGCGCCGATTCAAGTTGGAGTTGGAAGATTGGCGCAGCTCCGGTGAGCAGCCTTTGCCTGTAGCGCCGGTTAGCTCTGTGCTGTCGGTGACGGTGGTGGATGCGGCGGCTGTGGCCACGGTGGTAGATGCGGCGCGCTATCGGCTGGTGCCGGACATGCATCGGCCGAAGCTGGTGGCTGTAGGGGTGTTGTTGCCCGTTGTGCCGATGGATGGCCGTGCTGAAGTAGTGTTTGACGCAGGCTTTGGGGCGGCTTGGGCCGAGGTTCCGGTGGATCTGGCGCAGGCGGTGATGCTGCTGGCGGCCGAGTATTACGAGGTGCGCCAGCCCGGAGATGGCGGGCAGGGGGGGCTGCCCTTTGCGGTGCAGGCGCTGATTGAGCGCTGGCGCACGGTGCGCATTCTGGGGGGAAAGTCATGAATGGGGTGCGTCTTGATCGCCGGATGGTGCTGGAGGCACCCGATCGGGTGGCCGATGGCGCGGGCGGGTTTCAGCTGACTTGGGCGGTCCGCGGGGTGTTGTGGGCCGCGCTCAAGCCCGGTGCGGGGCGTGAGGCCGCCAGGGTTGAGGTGCGCGCGGCGCAGGTGGCTTACCGGATCACGGTGCGGGCGGCCCCTGTAGGATCAACGGCTCGGCCACGGCCTGAGGATCGGCTGCGTGATGGGGCGCGGGTGTTCACTCTCTTGGCGGTGACCGAGGAGGATCCGCGTGGCCAGTATTTGACTTGCTTTGCCCGAGAGGAGGACCCGGCATGAGCTATGCAGCGGCGGCTGCCTTGCAGGCGGCAATCTATGGCGCGCTGAGTGCGGCGCCCGCACTTTCGGGGGTAAGTGTCGTTGATGCCATGCCCCCCGGCACCACGCCCGGTACGTTCATTCTGATCGGCCCCGAAGTGGCAACTGATCAGTCCGATGGTACGGGGGCGGGTGCAGAGCATCGGTTCACCATCAGCGTCATCAGCGATGCGGCGGGGTTTTTGACCGCGAAATCGCTGGCGGCGGCAGCTTCGGCGGCGGTGTTGGCGGGGGGCCTTAGCCTTGCGACCGGGACCCTCGTTTCGATCCAGTTTCAGCGCGCCGTGGCGCGGCGGCTGGAGGAAGGCACGGCACGGCGCATCGACATGACCTTTCGGGCGCGCGTGGAGCTTTAACGGATTTTCACAGCCAAAGGCGCGGCCTTGTGGCGGTAAGGGAGATGAAAGATGGCAGTTCAGAATGGCAAGGATCTGTTGATCAAGGTCGATATGGTCGGGGACGGGCAGTTTGAGACGCTGGCGGGGCTGCGGGCGCAGCGGTTCAGCCTGAACGCCGATCAGGTGGATGTCACCAGCCTGGAAAGTGCGGGGGGCTGGCGTGAGCTTCTGGCGGGCGCAGGTGTGAAGTCTGCTTCGATCTCGGGCTCGGGCGTTTTTCGAGATGCGGCGACGGATGGGCGTGCGCGGCAGATTTTCTTTGATGCCGAAACCCCAGATTTCCAAGTTGTGGTGCCTGATTTCGGGACCATCGAGGGGCCGTTCCAGATCACCAGCATCGAGTATGGGGGCAGCCATAATGGTGAGGCGACCTATGAGATCAGCCTCGCCTCGGCGGGTCAATTGACCTTTGTGGCACTGTAAGGGGTAAGGCGATGGCCAATCCCTATGCCGGTGAGGTGGCGATCGTGTTGGATGGGCAGCGCCATCTGGCCAAACTGACCTTGGGCACGCTGGCCGAGTTGGAGGCTGCGATGGAGGCGGGGTCTTTGATGGAGCTGGTGGAGCGGTTCGAAACGCGGGCCTTCACCACGCGCGATGTGCTGGCGCTGATTGTGGCGGGGCTGCGGGGTGGTGGTTGGCAAGGCTCGGCCGCCGATCTGCGCGCGGTGACGATTGGTGGCGGGCCGGTTGAGGCGGCGCGGGCAGCGGCAGAATTGCTGGCGCGCGCCTTTCAACTGCCGGGCGAGGCATGAGCGAAATCGGCCGCGGGATCGATTGGCCGGGCCTGATGCGGGCCGGGATGGGCCGCTTGGGCCTGAGGCCCGATCAGTTCTGGGCCTTAAGCCCGGTGGAGTTGCGGATCATGTTGGGCGCAGAGGCGGCGATGCCGCCTTTGACGCGGGCGCGGCTGGAAGAGCTGGCTGCGGCTTACCCCGATCAGGGAAAGGACAAGGATCATGGCAGAAATTGATGAGTTGCAAGATCAGATCGCGGCCCTGGAGGCTACATTGGCAGGCAGTGCAGGGATGGTGGCGGCCTTTGACGGAGAGTTGGCGCGGATGCGCGAGAGTCTGGTGTTCACCGGGCGCGAGGTGAGCACGCTGTCCGTGGGCATCGGCGGCGGCTTGCGGCGCGCTTTTGACGGGCTGGTGTTTGATGGGGTGAAGCTGTCGGATGCCTTGCGCGGCGTGGCGCGGACCATGGCCGACACAGTCTATGGTGTGGCGATGAAGCCGGTGCAGAACGCCCTTAGCGGCGCGCTGGCACAAGGGTTGAACGGGCTTTTGGGTGGCTTGATGCCGTTTGAGAAGGGCGGTGCCTTTGTCCAGGGCCGTGTGATGCCCTTTGCCAAAGGCGGTGTGGTGGCACAGGCCACCGCCTTTCCGATGCGGGGGGCCACAGGATTGATGGGCGAGGCGGGGCCAGAGGCGATTATGCCCTTGGCGCGGGGGGCTGATGGGCGGCTTGGTGTGCAGGCGGCAGGAGCTTCGCGGCCCGTCACGGTGGTGATGAACATCACAACGCCCGATGTGCAGGGCTTTCAGCGCAGCCAAACCCAGATTGCCGCCCAAGCGCAGCGGATGCTTGCGCGTGGGCAAAGAAACCGCTGAGGGGGCAGGACTATGGCATTTCACGATATCCGCTTTCCGGCGAACCTGTCGTTCGGCGCACTGGGCGGACCCGAGCGGCGCACCGAGATTGTGACGCTGGCCAATGGCCATGAGGAGCGCAACACGCCCTGGGAGCATTCGCGCCGACGCTATGATGCGGGGATGGGGTTGCGGTCGTTGGACGATCTGGAGGCGCTGATCGCGTTTTTCGAGGCGCGGCGCGGGCCCTTGCATGCGTTTCGCTGGAAGGACTGGGCGGATTGGAAATCCTCAGCCCCTTCGGCGGTGACGGGGCCTGTGGATCAGATCTTGGGGGTTGGCGACGGGGTGCGGACGACGTTTCAACTGCGCAAGCGCTATCTGTCGGGGGCTCAGGACTATTGGCGCCCGATTGCCAAGCCGGTGGCGGGCACGGTGATGGTGGCGATTGCCGACGATCCCAAGGTGGAAGGAGTTGAGTTCACTGTCGATACGGCGGCCGGGATCGTGACCTTTGTCACGCCCCCCGACATTGGCGCGGTTGTCACGGCGGGCTTTGAGTTTGATGTGCCGGTACGGTTTGACACCGACCGGATTGCGGTATCGCTGGCTGCCTTCAACGCCGGCGAGGTGCCTGATGTGCCGGTGATCGAGGTGCGGCTATGAGCGGGCGCGAGGAGCTTTATCAGCATCTGGGCGGTGGCATCACCACGGTGTGTCATTGCTGGCTGGTCAAGCGCGCGGATGGCGAGACCTATGGCTTCACCGACCATGACCGCGATGTGACCTTTGACGGGCATGTGTTCAAGGCGGCCAGCGGGCTTTCGGCGGGGGCCTTGCAGCAGACCACCGGGCTTTCGGTGGACAATTCCGAGGCGGTCGGGGCCTTGTCGGATGCCTCGGTCCGCGAGGAGGATTTGGCGGACGGGCGATTTGACGGGGCCGAGGTGCAAAGCTGGCTGGTGAATTGGGCTGATGTCGGCGCGCGCGTGATCGAATTTTGCGGCAATTTCGGTGAGGTGACGCGCAAGGCCGGGGCCTTTCGCGTGGAACTCAGGGGTCTGAGCGAACGGCTCAACCAGGTGCAGGGGTTGGTCTATCAGGCGGGCTGTGGTGCGGTCTTGGGAGATGTGCGGTGTGGGATCGATCTGGGCTTGCCAGCCTATCGCACCACAACCGTGATCACCGAGATCGATGTGCTTGGGCGTATCCGGATTGACGGACAAACCAGTTTTGCCGACCATTGGTTTGAACGCGGTCAGATCGAAGTGCTGAGCGGCGCCTCGGCGGGGATGTCGGTGATGGTCAAGGCCGACCGGCTGACTGCAATGGGCCGGGTGGTGGACCTTTGGCATGGCACGGGCGCGGATCTTGCGGCGGGCGACAGCATTCGGCTGATTGCAGGATGTGACCGGCGCGCGGCGACCTGCCGGACAAAGTTTACCAATTTTGCGAACTTTCGCGGCTTTCCTCATGTGCCTGGGGAGGATTGGTTGACCTCTTATCCCGCCTCAAACACGTTGAATGACGGGGGGAGCCTGCAGGGATGACCCGCAATGACGAGGTTTTGGCGCGCGCCCGCGATTGGTTGGGCACGCCCTATCGGCATCAGGCCAGTTGCAAAGGCGCTGGCACCGATTGTCTGGGCCTGTTGCGCGGCATCTGGCGTGAGATCCACGGGGATGAGCCACGCTTGGTGCCTGCCTATACGCCCGACTGGGCCGAGCCGACCGGACAAGAGGTGCTGATTGAGGCGGCGCGCGAGATTTTGTGTCCGGTGGCGCTTGGCCACGAGGTGCCCGGCGATGTCTTGCTCTTTCGCATGCGCCCCGGCGCGGTGGCCAAACATTTGGGCATTTTGGCCGACGCGGGCCCAGCGGCTGCATTCATTCACGCCTACAGCGGTCATGGGGTTGTGATCTCGCCGCTGTCAGGACCATGGCAGCGCAAGATCGCTGCCGTTTTTCGTTTTCCTTGAAGGAGCCTGAACCATGGCGACCATCCTTTTGTCAGCAGCTGGAGCGGCCATCGGGGCGGGGTTCGGCGGCACAGTCCTGGGCCTGTCTGGGGCAGTGATTGGCCGGGCCATCGGCGCCACGCTGGGCCAGGTCATTGACCAGCGCCTGCTTGGGGCAGGATCTGAGGCGGTTGAGGTAGGCCGGGTCGAGCGGTTTCGCCTGACCGGGGCCAGCGAAGGCGCGGCTGTCACGCGCGCCTGGGGCCGGGTGCGCCTGGGCGGGCAAGTCATTTGGGCAACGCGCTTTCGCGAAACGGTTGCTGAGAGTGGTGGCGGCAAGGGCGGCGGCGGGGGGCGCGTGACACAGTACAGCTATTCGGTCAGCCTTGCGATTGCGCTCTGTGAAGGGGAAATCCGCCGCGTTGGCCGGATCTGGGCCGATGGCAATGAGATTGCCACCAACGCGCTGACGATGCGGGTTTACAAAGGGACCGAGACGCAACTTGCCGATCCCAAGATCGCGGCGGTCGAGGGCGCGGGCAATGCCCCTGCTTATCGCGGGGTTGCCTATGTGGTGATCGAAGACCTGGATCTTGGGGTCTTTGGCAACCGGGTGCCGCAGTTCAGCTTTGAGGTGGTGCGCCCGGCGCAGACGACTGGCAACGCGCGGGTCGAGGAGTTGGCGGCGAGTATCTCTGGCCTGTGCGTGATCCCAGGCACCGGAGAGTATTCGCTGGCAACCTCGCCCGTGCATTACCAGACAGGCCCAGGCCAGAACCGTACCGCCAATGTGAACATGCCGACTGACCAGACCGACTTTGCGCTGTCACTGGAACAGCTGACCGAAGAGATGCCGGGGGTAGGGGCAGCATCTTTGGTGGTGTCGTGGTTCGGCGACGATCTGCGCTGTGGGCAATGCACAATTCGTCCGAAGGTGGAACAAAAGACGCTGGACGGGGTGGGCATGCCGTGGCGGTCGGGTGGGATCACGCGTGCGATGGCCGAGGAAGTACCGAAGGTGTCGGGGCGATCCATCTATGGCGGCACACCCACCGATCAGGCAGTCATCGAGGCAATTGTCGCGATGAAAGCGGCTGGCAAGGATGTGACCTTCTATCCTTTCATCCTGATGGATCAGCTTGAGGGCAATACGCTTACAAACCCGTGGACCGGTCAGGTGGGCCAGTCGAAACTGCCGTGGCGCGGGCGCATCACCACCTCTCTTGCGCCGGGGTTGCCCGGAACGCCTGACCGCACTGCCGCCGCTGCGGCCGAAGTGGCAGCCTTTATTGGCACGGCCACGGCCGCACATTTCGCGCTGTCGGGCACCACCATCACCTACACCGGGCCGAATGAATGGAGCTATCGGCGCTTCATCCTGCACAATGCGATGCTTTGCGTCGCAGCAGGCGGGGTTGAGGCGTTTTGTATCGGCTCGGAAATGCGGGGGCTGACGCAGATCCGCGGGGCGGGCGACAGTTTTCCGGCGGTGACGGCGTTGATCGCGTTGGCCGCCGAAGTGCGCTCTATTCTGGGACCAACCTGCAAGCTCTCTTATGCTGCCGATTGGTCAGAGTATTTCGGCTATCACGTCGGCAACAATGTCTACTTCCACCTCGATCCCCTATGGGCCAACGCCAACATCGATTTCATCGGCATCGACAATTACATGCCCCTGTCCGACTGGCGCGAAGGGGAGGTGCACGCCGACAGCGCTTGGCAATCGCTGCACAACCCGGACTATCTGATCGCCAATATCGCAGGCGGTGAAGGGTTTGACTGGTATTACGCCAATGAGGTCGACGAGGCCGCGCAAACCCGCACACCCATCACCGATGGCGCGCATGACGAGCCTTGGGTCTACCGCTATAAGGATTTGCGCAATTGGTGGCTGTCGCAGCACCATCCGCGCATTGCCGGGGTGCGCCAAGCCACGCCTACCCCTTGGGTGCCGCAATCCAAGCCCTTCCGCTTTGTCGAATATGGCTGCGCGGCGATCGACAAGGGCACCAACCAGCCCAACAAATTTCTCGATCCCAAATCCTCTGAATCCGCGCTGCCAAAGTTTTCGACCGGCCAGCGTGATGATCTTTTGCAGATGGCCTATTACACCGCCATGGCGCGATTCTGGCGCGACCCGGCCAACAATCCGGCCTCGTTGGCCTATGCCGGGCCGATGCTGGATTTTGACCGCTCTTTGGCTTGGGCCTGGGACGCCCGGCCGTTTCCAGTGTTTCCTTTGACCAAAACGCTATGGAACGATGGCGCGAATTTTGAGGCTGGGCATTGGTTGAACGGGCGCTCGGCCAACCAGTCGCTCGCGGCGGTGATCGAGGATGTCTGCACTGCTGCACGGGTGACGAATGTCGACACCACCCGCGCGCATGGCGTGGTGCGCGGCTATCATGTGACCGAGGTTGCCTCGGCGCGGGCCGTTTTGCAGCCTGTGTTGCAGGCAGCCTCGGTTGATGCGGTGGAGCGCGAGGGGCGCATGAGCTTTATGCGCCGGACCGGGCTTTCCCCAACGCCCCTCGCGCCCGAGACCCTTGCCTTGATGGAGGGCGATGGATCAGGTCTTGAAGCAACGCGACTGGGCGAGACTGAGACCCATGACCATCTGCGCCTGATCTATCTCGAGGCCGAAAGCGACTTTGCCGTGCGCGCCGTGGCCGCAAGCCTGCCCGACGCCACGGGTGCTTCGGTCGCGCAAAGCGATCTGCCTTTGGCGCTCACGCGGGCCGAGGCTGCGGCCTTGGCCGAGCGCTGGCTGGTTGAGGCGCGTCTGGCCCGCGACAGCCTGCGTCTGGGCCTGCCGCCCTCGCGTCGTGACATCGGGGCGGGATCGGTGATCGAGGTGGCAGGCAAACGCTATCGGGTGGATCGCTGCGAGTTGACCGCGATGCAAACGATTGAGGCGGTGCGCATCGACCCGGCAGTCTACCGCGACCCCAGGATCGACCCCGAGGCGACCAGCTGGAAGCCCTATCAACCGCCCTTGCCGCCTTATCCAGTGTTTTTGGACCTGCCTTTGCTGACAGGGTCCGAGCAACCGCATGTGCCGCATCTGGCAGTGGCGGCAAGCCCTTGGCCGGGGCAGGTGGCCTTGTGGTCCTCTCCAACCGAGGCGGGTTTCACACTCAACACCCTTCTCAACCGCCCTGCGATTGTGGGCGTGACCGAAACCGCACTTGCCCGTGGTCAGGCCGGGCGGTGGGAGCGTGGCCCGGCCCTGCGCATTAGGTTGGGGTCCGGGCAGCTGTCCTCGGCGGATGAGCTTTCGGTGCTGGCCGGAGGCAATGCGCTGGCCATTGGTGATGGCAGTGCTGACCTGTGGGAGGTGGTGCAGTTTGCCGATGCGGTGCTTGTCGCGCCGGAAACCTATGAGATTCACACCCGCTTGCGCGGCCAGCTTGGCACCGATGGGGTGATGCCCGACCTCTGGCCCGCTGGCAGCACAGTGGTGCTTCTTAACGCCGCCCTGCGCCAGATCACGCTGCCGCAATCCGCCCGGGGCCTGCTGCGCAATTACCGCATCGGTGATGCCACGCGCGGGTTTGCTTCAGAAGGGGTCGTCGCGCTCAGCGCAGCCTTCCAGGGCAACGGGCTCCGGCCCTATTCGGTTTGCCATTTGAAAAAACGCGGTGCGCTGGGCGCTGATATCAACCTCAGCTGGATCCGCCGAACCCGGATCGACGGCGACAGCTGGCAGTCTACCGAGGTGCCTTTGGGCGAAGAGAGCGAGCGCTATCGCCTGCAGGTATTCTCTGGCGCCACGCTTTTGCGCGAGGTGACCACAACGCAACCGGGCTGGACCTATCCTGCTGGGCTGCAGGCGGTGGACGGGGCAGGGCCGCTGACCCGAATCAATGTGGCGCAGGTCTCGGCCCGCTTTGGCGCAGGCCCGGCGCGGTCCATGACGCTGGGCTAAGGTCGTGCGCCCTTGCCTTTTGGATGATCTCTTGGCGGGGGCGGGGCGTCTTGCCGCTGTGCCAAAACCGTTCCGCCCGACTCTGGCGCACCAACTTCTGCACGAGGCCCATGCCGCCCATCATTTCATGCGCCGCTTTGGCGTGCCGCATCCGCGCTGGGGCAATGGCGGCCTGATGGCCCGCGCGCTGGGCGATCAGGCCCCCACAGGCCGCCCGCTCTGCTTGCAGTCACTGGCCGTCATGGCCCTCGCGGTGGAGGCGTTTCGCCAAGATGGTGCCAAACGGCGACATGGTTTGTCACCCGATACCCGGTTGTGCTATACTGCGGCCAAACGGGGAGATGATCATGGCAGAAACCAAAGCAAAACTGATGACCGTTGATCCGGTCTGGTCACGGGTCTGCGATGAGGCCTCCGAGATGGTCAAGGCCGAGCCCTTGCTTGGCGGTCTGGTCCATTCCAGCCTCTTGCACCACCCAACCTTGGAACGTGCGCTGGCGTACCGCTTTTCGCTGAAACTCGCCTCGGGCGAGATGAGCGAGCAAATCCTGCGCGAAATCGCCGATGAGGCCTATGCCGAAGACACCGAGATCGGTCAGGCTGCCCGCGCCGATATCATGGCGATCTATGACCGCGATCCGGCCTGCCACCGCTATATCCAGCCGATCCTGTTCTTCAAGGGATTTCAGGCGGTTCAGGCTTACCGCATCGGCCATTGGCTGTGGCAACAAGGCCGCCGCGACATGGCCTATTTTGTCCAGATGCAGGTGTCTGAGGTGTTTGGTGTCGACATCCACCCCGCCGCCCGCATCGGGCGCGGATTGATGATCGACCACGCTCATTCCATCGTCATTGGTGAAACGGCTGTCGTGGGCGACAATGTCTCGATGCTGCATTCCGTCACTTTGGGCGGCACCGGCAAGGAAGATGGCGACCGTCACCCCAAGATCGGCAATGGTGTGCTGATCGGGGCTGGGGCCAAGGTTCTTGGCAATATCGAGATCGGCTATTGCACCCGCATCGCCGCAGGCTCGGTGGTGCTGCAAGACGTCCCACCTTGCAAGACCGTGGCTGGTGTGCCCGCCCGCATCGTGGGCGAAGCGGGCTGTGATACGCCTTCAGTCACCATGGATCAGCGGTTGAAAGACTGCGACTGCTAAAGCGTATCGCGTTTGATCGGGTTGGGTTGCTCAAACGCGATACGCAACATTCCCGACGGCTTGCCTGTCTTGAATGCGATCCGCTCTAGAAAATCCCCCCAAACGCAAAAGG